TAGACTATCTTCATTTGCTTTAGATTCTCGTGGAATTTCTTGCAATTGAGATAATAGATCATTTACGGTTTCATCGCTCACAAAATTATTTAATACATTTATTGATTTTTACAACATACATATTATACTATTAGTATGAGGATAGAGTTTCTAAAAACGCATCCGGATGCGAGGCTTCCGGAGCAGAATAATCAAAAAACAGATGGTACTGCAGATACCGGGTACGATTTGTATGCAGTTGAAAATGTTGTTATACCAGGTGTACATATTGAATCTAATATAGGGTCTGATGCTGAAAAGCGTCTTAAAGTAAACGGCTCATCTAGATATAAAGTTGGATCCGCAGTTGTTCCTGTTGGGTTAGAAGTCGCTTTTATTGAGCCTGGTTACTGGTTTCGTATTGAAGGTAGATCCGGTTTAGGGTTTAAGTACGGAATACAACCTCACTTCGGTATAATTGATAATCAATATCGTGGAGATCTAGGCGTTAAACTATATAATCTAGGTAGTGATGATTATATCGTATCTGCAGGAGATAAAATCGCTCAAATGGTATTTTATCCTTTAGTAGAAGCTCAAATGAAATTTGCAGACGCTAAACAAGAGACCGACAGAGGAGAGAAAGGTTTCGGTTCATCTGGAAAATAACTATGAATTTAATCGACATATGGTGTGAAAAGTATCGCCCGAAAACTCTTGACGAAATTATCTTGAGCGATCAATCAAGAGCTCAGCTTGATGAGATTGTCAAGAATAAAAGTATACCTCACATATTGCTTCAAGGCCCTCCAGGTATCGGCAAGACTACATTAGCTAAAATTATAGTTAATGATATTCTTAAATGTCAACATCTCTATATTAATGCTAGTGATGAAGGAGGAATCGATACAGTACGAAGTAAGATTGTAGGGTTTGCTAAGACTAAGAGTATTGATGGCAATATTAAGGCAGTTATTCTAGATGAGGCAGATGGTTTAACTCCTGAAGGTCAACGCGCGCTGCGTAATGTTACTGAAGAGTATTCTCAGTATACGAGATTTATTTTTACAGCTAACTTCAAACATAGGATTATTGCTCCTATTCAGAGTAGGGTTCAAGAAATTGATATTGAGCCCTCTATCAAGGATGTAGCAAAGAGATGCTTTGATATTCTTAAGAAAGAGAATATTAAAGTTAGCGAGGATGAAAGGCTAAAATTTGTAGATCTTATTCGCAAGTATTATCCTGATATTCGTAAGACAATTAATATCTTACAAAAGTTTAGTAATAGTGGAGAATTAAAAATTGTATCTACTGAGAATATTGATCATATTGCATCTGAGGTATATTCTATGCTCAAGGATCCTCTATCTCTTCGCAAATATACAATTAATCATGAAATCGATTTTCAAAATGATTATCAAATGCTCTTGAAGGCTGTTCTGGAAATCATATATAAAAGCAGCTTAAAGGATGATACCAAGCAAGAGTGTATATTGATAATCTCAGAGCATTTGTACAGATGCTCATTTTGTGTTGATCAGGAGATCAACTTCACTGCATGCTGTATACAGTTGAATAAAGCTATATACTAGCCCATATACTTTCCAGTATACGGAGCATACTTAGGAGGTGTAGGTCCTGGCTGGCTTACATTCTCCCCTGTAGAGTTTTTATCATCGACTTGCTGTAATTTTCCTTTGCCGTCATCAGCTTTATTAGTCTGATTCATAAACTCTTCTTCCTCATCGCTTACAGGCTCTGGCTTTATATTTATTTGATTATCTCTTCGAAGAGCGTCTGGTATAGGGTCCAGGTTAGGGTATGTTGTTACAACCTTGCAGCAATCGCATGGCATTGGCATCTTCCCTACGAGGCGACCTCCACCATAATCCGCAGCAATCATTAATACTACATCTCCTGTATTATTCAAATCACTCCCTGGGGCGCGTGATGGATATTTATTGACTATATCTACAACCTTTAGATTGAGTCCCTGATCTATAAATCCCTTCAATTCCTCTCGGGAATTTTCAGGAACTTTATCTAGATCTGGTATTTCGACAACATCCCCCACGAGAAAACCATTCCGCTGTAATCTGGTTAAAGTTGATTCACATAGATCTATAAACTTTGACTTGCTTTTCATCTATCATTATTTATTCTTTTCCCTAAATATTTCTATGGGAAACGTTAAAATAACATCACTACCTAAAGCGCGTGAATATGATAAGTCGTTCGCATTTTCAGATTTACATTTAGACATCGATACACCGTTTACTAATATATCGGAAGCTTTAGCGCAAAACAATAAAAAAGATATACAAATTGATTATGATATAGGCGCTATTAAAAATTCTATAGTCAATATTCTAACAACGTCTCCTGGAGAAAAAATATTAAACCCTACATTTGGTTTAGATTTGCGAGACTATCTATTTGAGCCAGTATCAAAAACTACTGCAGATAGGATATCTTCTCAGATACTCACCGGCTTGTTAGATCAAGAACCTCGAATAAGGTTTAACTACCCGCCAGAGGTTATACCAAGCCCTGATGAAAAAAGCTATACCATTAATATGCGTGTATCTATACCGTTTCTAGATGTTAGCGAAATATTCTTAAGTGGTTTACTTGAGTTTGATGGGTTTGTTTTATTAAATACATAATATAAAGTATGAGTCAAGAATTTGCAGAATACAATTTAGCCAAAGGAGCGTACGCTTCTTTCGACGCTATAACATTAAAAGAGTTTATTAAAGAGAGGTTAACTGAGACCTCTATATTTACAGATCAAAACTATGAAGGCAGTAATCTAGCGGCTATTACTGATATTTTTGCATTTGCATATCATATTTTACTTTTTTATTATAATCAAACAGCTAGTGAATCGTTATTTGATCAATCTGAGTTGTATGAGAATATGAATAAAATAGTTAAAGCTGTTGGGTATAAGCCAACTGGCCCTAGAACATCGGCAGTAACATTTACAGCCGCTGGCGATGATACTCTACCTATCAACACTTATACTATAAAGAGATACTCGAGTATTAATTTCAACGGATTTACATACACATTTACAAAAGATGCAACATTTGAAAAAACATTATCCGGGACAGAGACTTTATCTGATTTTGCAGAGAATAATTTAATATATCAAGGAACTGTAGTTGAATATCCAGATTATACCGCTATTGGGGAAGATAATGAAGTATTAACTATAATTTTTGATTCAACAGAAGAAGATGCTACATTTATTGATTTCGATAATATTGATGTATATGTCGAGAATGCCAGTACTGGTGAGTGGTCTCAATGGGAGGAGGTTGATTCGCTATTTTTATCTAAATCAACCGATAAAGTATTCGATAAGAGAGTGAATGAAAATGGCCGATATGAATTAAAGTTCGGAAATAATATTAATGGTAAAAGACTCTCTCCCGGAGATATTGTATCGGTATTTTATCTATTAAGCGATGGTGATAGAGCTATACTTGATCAAAATTTACTCTCTCAGGCAAGCAGCATAACGGAATATAGAACTACAAAATTTGATACGTTGCAAGATTATATATATGATTCAGATTTAACATTTTTATCACCGAACTTATCACAAGCAATCTCTATAGATAACCCAATACAGTCTACAAGAACATCGACGTATGAAGATGTAGATAGTATAAAAAGTCTAGCCCCGAAATTATTTACTGCGCAGAATCGAGCAGTATCAATAACAGATTATAATGCATTTATAGAGAAAAAATTTAACAATATTTTACAGTCATTTAAAGTTGTCTCAAATGAGACCTATCTAGGCGGTTATATGAATTATTTTTATGACATCGGATTATCTAGACCGAACGATAATACAAATGTTCTAACTAATCAGGTTTTATATGCAGATGCATGCGATTTTAATAATGTATACATATTCGCAGTTCCGAAGGTAGGTGCAATATTGGACGAGACTACACCGAATGCTATTCCCATATCCCAAAAGAATGCAATACACTCCCAGCTGCAAGACGTAAAAATGATTACTAATGAGATAGTAATCTCCGATCCAATATATACAGCTTTCGATTTTGGAGTTGATATATCTACCAACGAACCTCGGACGCTATCTAAAATAAGAGATGGTGCAAAAATCGAGATAGAAATAGATTCGCAGTCACGTATTTCAAAAGAAGTCATAAAAAATTCAGCAATTGCAGCTATTAAAGACTTCTTTAAAGTTAGTAATAATAATCTTGGCCAATTAGTAGATTTATCTATATTATCAAGAACAGTTTTATCAATAGAAGGTGTTATAAGCATTTCTACAAAATATACACACAATGATAAAGTATATACTGTTCCCGGGTTTAGCTTTGTTACATGGAATCCGCAATATCCAGAAGAAGATATAGCTATAACAACTCAAACAATTTCTTTACCATATTTTAAGTTTCCGTTCCTCTTCGAAGAGTCGAATCTATCGCTTAAAATTGACATTATTCGTAGATGAGCGATCATATAAAAACAGATTACGTATTTTTCAGAACTAAAAACTTTACGGGGAATTATGCAACAAGTGGATATGCTTTGAGTATATCTCCCTTTACCTTTTTACCTGATGTTTCACAAAGCGTTCTTTATTCTAAGCAAAGGATACTCTGGGATTTCGGTGATGGTACTACATCCCAAGAATTGTGCGCATCTCATTACTATACATCGCCAGGAACATATACTGTATCGCTATATCTATATAATAGCGCTGGTGATTCTTTTATTGACTCTTTTAGTACAGCTGTTACTGTAGATAATTATATAACAGATACAATAACACTATCTAGCGACTCTAATTTTGTTCAAGAAGCAGGTAGTATAGGCAATGTTAATGGTATAACTGTTATTAGATATAATAGCTGGCAATCTTATAATGCTCTTTCTGCAGATGGGTATACTATTAACCTATACGCATCAGGTAGTAATGATGATTTCTTTGATGAAGAAACATACAATAAAACAAAATATGGGCATCTAGACTCGTATAATAAATTTTATTCTAAAGATTACAATAATGTATCGCAACGCTATGATTTAGTCCCTAGAGAGAGTGTACAGACATCGAATAACCTTCTGTACGCAAAAGTTAGTGGTGAAGATTTAATATTATGCGATAGGAGTGAAGATAATGCAGTATTTGTGGGATCCTATGGGACAGCAAAAATATATTTTTCAGCTGACAGACCTTCGATTGATGGTTTATGGTTTAGAGAAAGAACTCCAGTATTAATTTTCGCAAGTTTTGATACTTCAAATTTCAAAAGCAGAATATCTCAAGAAAATAATTATACTGTAGATAATTCCTTACCCTACTTAAACTCTATTACAACTAATGCAGGATTTGTAATCACTCCTCAGTTAAGTGTAAATCAGCTCTCATTTTCGTCTAACGGGATAGACGGTATAGGTGATAATGAGCAAGTGTTTAATATTAACCCGACCCAGTACGTTGAGACTAAAATCCCAGTTGTCATAAAAGTAAAAGATGCTGATAACTATCCGACAAAATACATACCAACTCTCACAGCTGTTGATTCAATATCGAATAATTATGAAATAAAAATAGATGTATTGAGCGGTGACGGAGATTTGGTGAGTGAAGCTGCGCAGCCAGTTATAGTATCAGATTTTTCCGGAGTATCTTCATATGATTCAGGAGGCTACTGGAAAGGGTTTTTATACTTCCCCAGCACATTTTTAGCTAGCAATAGCGCTAATACTTTAACCAATATTCATTTATCAGCTAATACTACTATATATGAGCAATACAATTATGTAAAAGACCCTACGCCATTAGCATTTGTAGGAATGCCAAGCGCTGGGGACATATCTAGAGTAAACATAATACAAGACTTTAATGTATGCAACGGAGACTCTTTAAAAACGAGAGGTAAAGCAGAATCTGGATTTAATATTAGTACTAATAATGAGCCTTTATCAAATATATCAGTCCAGGTAGTGCCTGAGGAAATATCTGATATAGGATCATACTACAACATTTGGGTAACGGATGATAATAATAATAGGTTGCAGAAATATGACTCGTTCGGCAATTTGTTAATAACAAGAAATTTAACATATAACCCATATCAGATCGCCGCTGACAGTGAAAAGAATGTTTGGGTTTCATTATTTGATAGTAAACGAGTATTTAAATATGATTCAAACGGACTTAGCCTACAGTCTACGATAGCGTTTTCATCTAACCCTACTGTCAGCGCTACAGCGATCGAAGTTGATAGTTTAGATAATGTTTGGGTAGCATATAATGATACTACTGAGTTGTCCGCGGCTCTTGTAAAGTTCAGTACAGATGGGACTCAACTATCTAGTGTATATTTAACTGCGGGATATATAATAGGGGATATAGCTGTTACACAAGATAATGATTTATGGGTTACAATGCAGGACACAGCAACTGCGAGTGAGTTAGCTAATTATAATGATCTTATAGGTTATCATGATGATAGCGCTGGAACAACATCTACAGTTTATGGGGTTTCAGGTAGAGCTAGCTATATTACTATTGATGTTGATAATAATCCATATTTTATCAACAACACAAATACAGTAATAAAATTATCCGCTACTAATTATTCTCCAACGGTAATTAGCTTACCAGAATCAGATAATACAAATGCTCTCGAATCTGATTTGACCGGGATTGCATCCACTGCTGGTAAAGATGTAATTGTAATTAATAATTCCCGAAGTAGCCTAATGGTTATTGATACAGTCGCTGCAGCATATGATACTGAATATGTTATTAATGGTGTTGCCGGAAATGAAATATCTACGTTAGGGGATTGGACTGGGTTTGATTGGATTTTAAAATACTCCCCAAGAACCAATACCCTTTCTGGGTCAGTCTCCGGAGTCAGTAGCAAGTTTAATGTTTTTAATGTTGAAGATAGATATCTCTTTGGCAAAACTAATGAGGATTTTGACACTGCAGAACTCTATAAAGATTTAAGATATCAAGAAGCTCTATTTGACGATAGTAATTTATTTGATGTATTTATAAAATCTATTGTTGGTAATGTTGATTCAGACCCTACCAGCTTGGGTAAAACCATGTATGAAAAAGCAGCAAATTTCGTATCTAATAATCAGGATATAGATACATGCGAAATTGACGCTTTATATAGTATATGTAAGCTATTCGATGAAAATCTCGAATATTTTGATCAATTCAGATTTACATCCCCCGCTACAATAAAGAGACTAATTAATTTAATATCTATAAAGCAGTCCAAACTATGGGTGGTATAAATAAATTTGATAGGGATTTCGATGTAAACAATTATGACCCATCTATTAATAATTACTTCGGTCTAAATCTCGGTGAAAAACTCGATATATCTACTACAATACTAACTGCTGGCAGCGCATCTGAACCGATAGTAGCTTATAGCAAATTCGGCGAAAAATATACCTATATCAACACTAACATAGTTAGCTCGGCACATGTCGATTTTATTGATGAAGATTTGCAGACATACGCACTGTCATCATACAATTATAGATGGGGATGGCCTTTAGTACTCACATCTGATATTTCCGGGTCGAATGGGTTGGATCAATATTACAACTTCCATACATACACCCCAGGTTTTGAGGATACACAATCGGAAGGGACTATCAATTGGGGAGATACTATAAACACTCTACAGGAAACGGCAAGTGCTAAAGATACTTGGTTCGGTGAAAATCAAATAGTGGAAAATATTTTTACCTATAATTTAATGCAGGGATTGAATATATTCTACACAACAACAGGTAGTTCTTAGTAGTATAGATTACTATACTACATAAATATATTTATGTCGTCTTTAAATGGATTAGTTGTTATTGAAAATTCTATAACAAATCCAAAATCTAACCCAAAATATTGGATAGATAATAGGGAACCTTTGTCGTTTTTTGATTTTCTTAAATATATTGGTGAAGAAGCAACTCCAAAGGAATTTAATAATACATATAATTCCTATCTTCAAGATTGGTATGCTAAAAAAGGTACTAATACAGCAGTTATTGCAGGCAAGGTCCGCGATCAATATAAGGAATTATTTAAGGAAATTTCTTTAAATTATACTACTGCAGAAGAAAAGAGATTCTTAACTAATATCGATTATAATGATGAGCAGGATGTAGCTATAGCTATACCATTTTTCAGTAAAAAGCTATCCGATATTTGCCAGTTTTATATTAAGAAGAGAGAAAAGGTAAAGTCTAAAGCACAACTTAACAAATATAGAGGGTCACGTGTAGGCTTAGAAAAAACTATATCCGGGATAATACTCGATTATATTCTTATTGATGATAGTGATAATACGTATAATACAGCCAGTATATCATTATCGTCTATAACGCAAGGGTTGCAAATAGAAGTGGAAGAGCTATATGATATATACTCTGAATATTTCAATATTGATCCGGACTTAGCTGCTGGCAACTATGAAAGTAGCTCTCAAATAAGAGAGAATCTATTTACTGCTAATTCAAATGATGTAGATTACGATCTATTTGTTGACTTTGACTTAGCATTAAAGAAAAGTATTTTTGACCAACCTATAACTATTGATGGCTTAGGAGATCTACTTGAAGTTAACTATGAGCCAGATTTTACTGAGTTGGTTTGTAGACCAGATGGGATATTAGACGAGTTATTAGATGAAAATTCCGACCCAACTAGAAATAGACTATCTCTTAAGAAGCAGCTATTAGAGAAATATATAGGCACAGATATATATTATCTCTCCACTAATAGTACTGGAACAGACTATCTATCAGGGGTATTATTTAAGTCACAGAATCCTTCAAAAAATTTATTAAATAGAAGATTTCCAGGAACTGCGTCAGTTCCTAGTAATAAGCACAGATCGGCAAGAGACATAGGCCTATTCTTCAAGCCGGATAATTTAGGTGTATTACACTTTAAGACTAATACAAATAGATACAATATAAAAACAGAAGGTCTAGAGCCAGACAAAGTTTATGTTTTCCCAGACCCAGAGATATATGGTAATGTATCTAATATTACAAATGAGCCTTATGATTACCCATTCTATTTTGTAATAGATAACTCAGTATACAAGAAAAATAATAGCTACTCGTTTTCTATAGGGGACATATATAGCACACCTGAGGATCAGCTCTTTTACGGTTATAAATCATATCAAGACTCTCCATCTACTTCAAACCAAACAAATTTACTCAAGACGTTTACATCCTTATATGATACAGGGATTATTACAGACTGGCACGAGGATATCTTCGGAAATCAGTATGGTCTTTTAAAAGGGCCTAATTTAAACATCAAATCTCTAAGCTCAATATCGCCTGAAGTTCTTCCTGGAGATGATAGAAATTATGTTGTATTGGATGGTCATGATTTTTATGATGATCTAGAAGGATTCTCATTTAACTACTCTGTAAGTACTGGATTTACGAATGATGGGGATATAAGGTCTGGGGTTAGTGCCCGAACAATAGATGAGGCTCCCCACAATGGCAATTTTGATACAGGGTACCCATTTCTAAGTACTGGAATGTTCGAGCTTACTGGGTCTCCAGTAAGACCTTTATACTTCCGCGAATTCTCGCCCTATATAGATGCATTATACAGCAAATCTCTAGAGGTATTAAAAAAGAATGGAAAGATTCTAGATGGCGCGGTATTCTTATTCGATGATGGCACTATATCTGATCCATTATCCGCGGGATCTGTAGATTATAATACCTCTTACACAGCTTTAAATACTTATTACAGTTTACTAGTTGAAGCCGGGTCCAATCCATCAAACCCGTTACTCCCAGCGCCAGACGGGGCTGCTAGCTTTTATTCTACACCACCACTGTCTGCCTCAATTGTGAGTGTATTTGATGCTGGCAGCTTTTTAACTGAAGTAACTCTCGATAATGATTACCCATTCACTAATAGTATTTTTGATTATGATCAATCAACAAATAATTTTTCATCTACAGTAATATCTTCAACTACCGGAAACCATATTGAACAAACAATTGAAGATGTGAGGGGGCTATCTGGATCCGCGTTTGTAAGAAATATAAGCACTAATGAAGTACTACCTCTTAGTTCTGAGCTTTACAATGTATATAGAAAGTACCCGGACGTGGTTGAAAATGAAGTCTATTCTAACGTTCGATGGTTAGATGTTAATAATGATTCTATTTTTATCATAACAAACAACTATTTTGTTATCGATAAAATAAACTATGTAGATGGTGTATATAAATCCCCTAATACTACTACTTTATATTATGATATTAGTAATACGGATGGTTTTACTCATGTAAGTTATCCATACTATAAAACAGATATAGACAAAACATATTTCGCTATTACACAATTATTATCTACTAATTCAACAAACAGCTACAAAACTATCTACCCGGAAATATACGAGTATAATAATAAAACAAATAAATCTAATAAAATATTCCCAACAACGGAAAGTGTATCGACTCTGCAGAATTACTTCCGGCTTAATGATCCTGCTTCATATAATGGTATAAATATTATAAGAATTAAGAGACCATCTCTAACGTATAATTCGAGAAACAATTTATATTCTATAACTTACGTTGGTGAAGATGGTAATAATGTAGGGTATATATTTAATATTAAATTTAGCTACTTAAACGAAAATATTACTTTTAAATCAATTAAATGGTATAAATTGTCTACAAACGGGTCAACTTATAACTTTTATGACTCACTAGGGGGTCAACTCGAGACTAATAATATTGTAGGAGATGCTGCATCTCAAAATACGCCAATCGGAGAATATAATTTTAACTAATGAAAACGTATACAGTCTCAATTACCGGTAACACATCTACTCTCGAGAGTTTAGTATATTATGACGAGATTGCGGTAAAGGGCGATGTTGAATTTACATTTGATTTAACAGGCCTTGAAGTAAATCTTAATAATATATTAAGAATAGATATAGATTATGGGGATAGTAGTGATATAGAGAGATTCTCATATGATGTTGGGGTTGACCACGAGACTAAGCCTATAACATATGAAATAGCATTATATGGCGCTTACAGACCTGAATCAATTTTTAAACATGTTTATAGACCTCTAAATAGCACATACTTCTCTCAATTGACTGCTAGTATATTATTGCAGTATGGTAATTTTGACCATTCAAAAATTATAATACCTATAAAAATAGCTCAACACTCTTATTACGATGTATTAGGGTCAATTAATGTATTAGATACACAAATTATATCAACTACTGCTAGTGATATTTTTTGTGTGGTTGAAGATGAAGACGGAGATATAATAAACTTAGTTTTGTCATAAATATATAATAATGGATGTAGTAGATTTTAATGACAGTGCTAAGTGTCTGAGTGCGGATTATATCGATAGCGATAATATAGAGCTGAGTGTTAATAGCATACAGGTAGAGCAAGGAATTAATATATTTGATGTACCAGCTTTAAATTCACTCAAGGATTCAAAAATAGGTAACTACAGCGCGCTATATCTTACAGATAAGAAGTATGGTAGCGATATTGTTTCATTTAAAACAATAAGCGAGATACCAAGAACAAAAATTATAACCTATATTGCTACAACATCCAACGCAGATAAAACACCAGAAAAATATTTACATATAGAGCCTGGCACAGTTGGTACTAATAGTGTAGCTGCTTACTCGTTCAAATCTCCAAATCAAATCAAAGATGTAAATAGAATCTTTTTTGAAATAGATGTATTATCAGATAGATATTGCCGGGTTCTGCATAGAGATGAAAATAGATTTTATTACTTAACAGTAAATCAAGATTTAGATTTTTATTTTGCGGATAGAGACTATCAAAATACATCATTTAATGTGATCGATGATAGCGTATTTGAATATATTATAGATGAGGAAGGCGACGATGTAGTTTTTTACAAGGCATTAAGCGCTACGCCGGCTGTTGGGAATGATGTGAAGATATTATCGTTCAATGATAACAAATTAACTCTCAATACTCCAGCATCTGCCGGGATTATATTGTTTGATAATAGCAATAGATTTAAAATAGATTTCGTCAATAGATATAATAGCATAACACCTAAGCTTGACACATCTTGGGTATCATATGATATAATTGATAGTATTAATATAAATTCATCAAAGAGCTCCTTTAAAGAAAGAAATAGTTATCTATTCTCTACACAATACAGTAACGCTACCGGCAATGAATTAAAATTTAATTTGTTACCTTTAAAAGATAATTTTTCTGAAAGAGATAATCAGCATAGAGGTGATTATATAACTCAATACACTAATAAAAATACTCCTAACGTAGATATGAGGGAGTATGAAAAAATCCATATAGGGCCTCGGCAAGAAAGTAATAATAATGATATATCTCTTTCATATACATTTTATAACTCAGACTATGTATTTCTCCCAGACCAGTATACAGTTTTTACAACACCTAAATCGCTATACCCCTACTCAAAAATTAATGTTAATGATACATTGATAGCTAAAAATGGCGCACTAGGTGGTGATTCACCACACACATCAGATAAAATATTTTGCAAGCTCGATCAAGGGAATGCTAACCCTACTGATGGAACATATTTATGTACCTGGCTATCAGGAGGAGACAAAGACACTATAGGCGTGTGGGTTGACAGATTTTATAATCCAACACTAACATCTAAAATAGAGGCCTTATCATCAGTGTCAGTAAAGCTATTTGATTTTACCGACCCATCAGAATGCGCTATAGAGAGTGGCAATATAAGAGATCGAAATTATTACGATAGAAAAAGCAGCCTAGTATTTGAGGAAGACAAGCAATATATTTATGAGAGAATAGGTAATGAATATGTGACAGAATACTTGAAGCATCTCGATCAATATTCTCTTATAGATAAATTTAGCTTAATAGGTGCTGATGGGTCTAGACTCGATTCAATACCAACATCAGAAGATACGCAACTCTTTAATTTAACAAATGCGTACTATACTCTCTCGAACTATGATGCTATAGACAAGCAAATTACCATATCGTTTTGGCTCGATACTGATGATTGGTCTAAACCAGTAGGGTACTCTATAGCCGGAAATTTAACAAACAGGGGTATAGGAATTTTAAATGATACTATAATAACACCCTTTATAACATTACATTATCAAAATATATTACATATATACAATACTTCTTTTGATCTTATCGATAGTATAGACTTTAAAGAGCCAATAAGAGATATAATACGTGAGGATTCGCTCGATAATTTTTATATTGTTACAGACTACCAAAATATTTTTAAAGTTCAATCTAACGGGGCTGTGTTCGATAAAGCATCTATAGGTATTGTCGGTGAGTACGAAAACTATCTCATAAAGGGCAATAAAATATATTTTCTACACGACGATAAAACTATAACAATATTTGACACAGTGCAAGAGACATTTGATGATACTACTACGGTAGAAATACCGGATGAGAGTGGACTACCGCAGAATATCAACTCATTAGTTTATGATAATGTATCGGAAAGCTTAGTAGGGTCTCGAGGGGATAAGTCAGTAAAGATAGATGATAATAACTATGTGTTTGTTGTAGATAATAAGACACTTGTTAAGGAGAGTATAGATCACTCTAAACGAACTGTTTTAATGTCATCTTCAACCTCTATAAAAGATTTTGTAATTGATGATAATTCATACATATATGTATTGCATGATAATAATAAACTATCTAAATATACTAAAGATAGATTAAGAGTGTATCAAATAGAAATAACTGACTCCACAACTAATAATGATGAGTTGGAAGCTATAGCTATTGATTTAGTTAGAGAGTATACATCAAACGGTTTAGAGCAATACCCTATTGCCATATGCAATAATGATCAACAAAAATTATATGGCGCTACAATAAATGAAACAGACGGGTCAGTAGTAACTAAGCAATTAAATGACATTTACGGTAAATTTTATGATAAGTGCGATCAGTTCTATCTGGATAATAGAAGATACAATCTTACAAACTATAGCTATTTAAAAGAAGAGGCTGGGAGTACAAATACACTCTCTTTCATAACGAAGTTAGATAATATCTATAATAATCGAACATCTTTAAACTCTAAGATTGAATATAATATAGAGTCACTCCCTCCAGGGCAACACCATTTTGTATACAGGATAGATACAATAACTGGCAATATTACCGTCTTCGTTGATGGTATTAAAGTTGAGAATGTTAAATTCGAGCCTGGCAAATTCGCTCTGCAGAGTATATTCGATGAGGGACTTTTTATAGGAGGTACAGGATTTAACAATAATGTATTATTAGGGGATTATTTAAATCAAAATGATAGATATTTTTGCCAAAATCTATTTATTAAGCAACCGAAAATTTATAACTACGCAATCGATGATGTGGATGTTAAGTTCTTAAATTTACACAATATTAAGATTAATGAAGTTGTTGCGAGTATGCCATCTGGTGAGAGAAATCAAATAGAACGAATACAAAGATTTTTTAAATGGCAGTTACCTGGTAACAAATCCAATTATATTAATCTTAAAATCAAGAATAACATATTAACAGACGATGCTCTAAATAATACAATTAAGGGCGAAATCTTAAGAGAAATATCAAGCTCCCTACCAGCCTCTGTGGTTGTTAAAGATATTACATTTGAAAACTATTGATAGTTTCATAAATATACAAAATGACCTTTGACCCTACAGCCAAGAGATTCAATTACACCTCTGGAGGTGAGCTAACCTTAACTGGGTCAGACTATATCGGGTATTTTAATGTTGATGCAGATGAGATATGGACTGGTAGATATAAAGATAGCCAATCTAAGGAACTATTACCTACATCGAGATTAAAAAGTGATTTGTACTTATCAAATTATTTTCAAGACAGGGTAATTGTAGATAATCTATCACTACCCAATACTCTCGACGAAATATTAATACCAGAAAACGAGATAGTCACTTCACAGATTTTTTCAAGTTGCTTAAACAGAATATACGAAAACACTCTGTATATGTATAGTAAGCTGTTTATTGCATCTAATGATATTCCTGTAAGCTATTCATCATGGGCCGGTATAAGTGCATCAACATATATTGACCCTACCCAAGTAGATTCAGCTTCTGGTGCAATATCTGGTTTAGGGCTTCAGTGGTTTCCGTCAGATGTTGCAGTAACAACTGAAAGGGCGGAGTATATAGGGTATGATGCATTAGATGAACTAAACAAGCTTACTGCAATACAATCTACAAGCAATACATATTTCCTGTTTGGGATAACAAATACAGAATTAGTGGTATTGGAAAGTGATGAAGACAGAACAACAATTTCTGTAACATTCAGTTCTAGCTTTGTCGATTCGAATACAGATAAAGAATACGTTAATATTGCCGATATATCTATTAATGGTGATAATCTGTATATGGTTGATAGTTCTGAAAACTATCTATACAGTTACAATATACTGGGATATACTAAGGATGATAATATTCTTCAAAACTCTAGGCAACTGCTAAAAATTCAAGGCGGTCATGGGGATGCAGATGATAAGAGCAAGTACGACTCTCCCAACGTTGTAGAGTCAGGTTCAGATAGAGTATATGTAGCAGATTCTGGAAACAATTGCGTTAAAATATATGACACCAATCTCGCATGGATAAATACATACAATTTCACACTTGATGATATATCGGTTGTAGATATAAAGTATAATAAACTATTTGATAATGTATTTGTTGTCTTCAGAAGTAAATTAAAATATGACTTTTTTATCTGGATATTCAATAAAGATTTTACTACAGTTATAGATAAATTCGACATAAATGAACAGTATGAACAATTTGATCTTGATGTAGGTGTTAATGAGGGGGATCTATTGCTTCGAAATAATAGAATCTTCTTAGGTAAGGAAGAAAATGGTGTAGGTGAAGAGATATTAGGGATAGAATTTTCATCTCAAGACTCAAATATATTATATATTTACACCGATTCTAACATTTACAAAAAATTCATATCAACCCCTACAAAAACTATAGGCAAATGGAGACTTAACGCTCGAGGGGTAGTATTTGGATTTATTTGGAATTTTATTGATGTTGAAATAGATAAGTTTTTAATACCATGGAATCAGCTATCAGGTAAAACTGTAAATGATATTATTGTAAAATCAATATCAATAATACCAACAGATGGAAATTTTGATGACATATTTGCGCTCGTATATACATCCCAAAGAGATGCAATTAAAATCTTATATGCTAATGAATATACCTTGTATGATAGTGCTCTGCAGTCTGGAGATGTTGATCTATATAACTCTACAAGATCTGGAACATTAGAAGACGAATATATTAATGCATTTACTATTAATAAAGAACTATACAAGCAAGTATTTAATATAGTTTCTTTAAAGAATCTATTAAGAGGTAGATTTATTAGTGAGTATGACAAATATAATAGCTTAGTTTATAAACAATATGAATATATAGCGACAGACGAGTTAGAAGAGCTTATTATAGAAAATGTAGAAAATTTACAAATACATGACAATGAGCATGTAAGTAGCGAAGTAATAAACAGGAGTTTGCGCAAGATTTACCAATTCCAATCTAAAATGTTAGATGTTACTAGAACTAATATAAAAAATATCAGCCCTGTATTAGCTTTGACCGGCACTAACATAGTTGCAATAGATTAAATAAAATAAATGGCTACAAACTTATTATCAAACACTATTTCTGATATATACAAGGGAATATTGCATACTACTCAGGAGCTATCTGGAAATATCCAACAGATAGTATATGATGGTGCAGGTAATGAAACGTCTATGCAGATTGGCCTTAGCGGAGTCACTTTTAACACGTTGAATACAACCTCGCTGTCATCATACAATTTATCATACCCAACTGAGGTGGGTGCTCAGTATAGTGTTTTAGCGCAATCAAATAATACAGGAATGCTCGGTATAGTCCCTCTGTCAGAGATTATTTGCAATGCTACTAATGGCATTAATTACTCAGCAAAAGGAATCCTCGATCGAGAGATTATGTTTCCTACACTATCGTGTGGTATTATAACAGATACTACCCAAAAGCCAATTTGCGATATATACAATAGTGTCGGTGTATTAACACATACATCAGTTTCTGGAAGTATTCCAAAGAACCAGTTCGTAGCAGGAATCTCCCTAACATGCGGCTTAATAAGAAGCGATGGAATATCATATGAAACTGGAAACATTGACCCGCTTGTCCCACTAGAGAAGGACAAGTACTACATTTTATCTACAGATAAAGATATAGTGAATGAAGGCGAAACGTTTACTATAAGATTAAAGACGGTTAATGTTCCGGATTTCGAAAAAGTCTCTTACAAAATAACAGGAGTTACCTCTGATGATATAGATGGGGCTGCTCTAACAGGCGAATTTGATATTATCAATAATGTTAGCACAATCACATTTACAACATCTATTAATGAGGATGTAATCGGGGTCCCGAACGAAACATTTAAAATTGAACTTACAAACCTACCATCATATTCACCTCCTACTTTTGCGCATGTAGATATAATATCTGATTTACGAATAAAAGACTATAATAGAATATGTATAGCAGTAATAGACGAGACAGCTGACCAATCGCGTGGCACTACTCAAAACGATTATAATACATTTGTAGCTAACCACCCTAATCGAGAATTTCACTTAATAACTGGCAAGGCACCGGCTGGTCAGGGAGGCTCTGGGGCTCGTAAAAGTTTAGAAATTCCTGCGGGATTTGCTAATAACCCAAATTTCTTTATACACGGATTTCCAGAAGATAATTTAACAAACGATAGACAATTTATAACCAGAGATGAGAGGTTATTTGAATGGCAAGCAGATGGTTTTGATGAAGTGCAAGATTGGTTTAGCTTAGCTAATTTAAATAGAGTATACAGAGGATCTACTATTTACTTTGCTGTAGATAACTCTGGATCAACAACAACAAACTTAGTTAGAGGTCATTATGAGGATTTCGTAGCAAAGTGTACAGCTCACGGGTTAAAAGTAAAAGAATTAAACATGCGCAGTGAACGGTATATTCAGCCCTTTATAGGGGCTTTACCTGACTAGAAATTAAATTTTAATATAAATAATACATAATGGCCAAAGATTTAACAGATAATTTCGTAGCTAATACATATAAAGGATTATTACACGCTCAGGGAGATGAAATACCAGCTGTAGGTGAAGTAGATATATATGACGGTGCTGGGAATAAAACAGACTTAACATTAGGCAGAGAAACTACTATATGCACCTCTCTTTCTGCAGGAGTGTTAAGCGCTGCTGGTCTCGAATATCCTACAGAGATTGGTAGTAAATACGATGTAGTAGCTCAAGCAACAGATGGCGAGAATAATGTAGGAAAGCTTACACTACAAGATATTAATAGTCTACTATGTGCAGGTATTAATAGTTTATCTTCTTATGAGCCTCCTACAAACCCGACTAAAGTTCCTATACCAACAATTGAGTGCGGTATAGTTACAGGAATAACAGAAAAAAATATTTGCGAGATAAATGAAGCTATAGGGGGTATAACATCAGAATACGACCCAGCATCATATACAGAAAATAACTTTGTTACAGATCTAGATGTCGAGTGTGGTGTTGTAAAGAAGATACATTATGGGTCTATATCACTTCCTCAAAATTTTGCGTTATCATCTAACAAGAGTAAAGTTCTAAGAAAAAACGGAGTAAGGGGGGTCGCGGCGAGTGTCCAAATAGCAGTAGGCAGAAACTGGGAGTTTATGCCTGAAAATTATGTAAATGGGTTTGGAATTCGCGGTCAATTATCTGGCAAATCTGCTATTACAATACCAACGACTAGACCGGGTTATCAATATGATTATTACTATGTTTTCAAAACAGAAAAGGAAAAGGTTAATATACCTAGCACTGGGACATATACAATAAAAACATTTATAGACGATTACGGGTTTGTATCCTTAGATGGAGTTCGAACTAATCTCGGAGTAGCGGGGAAGGACGGTACCAGTTTTAAAACATGGACGCAATATCTAGATGTTGGAGAGTATATTTTAGAAGGAGCCTTTGCTAATAGAGGCTGGACTAAAAGACCCGGAAATGCTGGCACTATAGGCGTCGTTATAACAGATAGCGTCGGTACTGTTATATGGTCAACAGATGATTATATCACTAGTGATGATAATTTAATTTACAGTGATGGTTCTGGTACTGCTTCGTCAACAACAACGAGATCTTCTACTAGACCGGAAGATTCTGAGTTTAGAATTACTCTAAAGACTCAAAATGTACCTAACGGGACACTTGTGCCATATACTATAACGGGAGTACAATCTAATGATATTAACGGCGCACCTCTAAAGGGTAGATTTACAGTTCAAGACAGTAGATCTTTTATCGATTATATAGCAACTAATCCAAGAGATCCCAATGAAACTTTTACATTGACCCTGGATAATGATTTTGATTCGGCAAGTGTATTGTTAGAAACAGGGCTTACAACATCAGCGAATAGATTCTGCATAACTGCTATTAATGAAACTGAAGGCGGTTCATTTTCTAAGCCTTTCCAAATTAGAAATGATTATGATACTTTTCGTAGTGAGTATCCAGATAGACTGTTAATTATATTAATGTACAAATCACAGTCGATAAGCCAAAATTTGATTTATATTGCACCTAAGATGGTAACAGATCCAAACACTATAATATACGGCAGCTCCAAACCAGGAAAATCCGGTTATATTGAGGGAGATCTAGCTCTACCCGGAAAAGGTCTGGTTAAAAACAATTGGTTCAATCTTGCAGGTCTAGGCTCATTGGCTTCTGGTGATAGAATATATTACTGGACAGACCCATCTGGCTCAATGAGTGATTCTAAAATCAGGTCTGATCTTAACAACTTTAGACAGGGATGCCAAGATAGTAACATTGAAGCTATCAGACTCACGAGTAATACTGAGAATTATATAGCACCATTTCTTAGAGAGTTGCCTTAGTGTGAGTGGATTTTAAATAATTACCACTAAATAAATACAATGCCGGATATATCAATAGTTAAATTTAAAGTGCGAAGAGGCTCTGATGAAGAAAGAGCTCGAGTAATACTCGAACAAGGGGAACTCGGATACACAGTAGATACAAAGCGACTTTTTGTTGGCGATGGTTTATTATCTGGCGGCTACGTGGCTGGGTCAAAAGTTCATGATTTTTTATCCACTAATGATACGAGAAATAATATTACAAATGCTTATAAGAACGATATAGTATTTGAAAATAATTGGATATATCAGCTAACCGGTACTGATTATTCAGATTTAGATCATTGGAAGCTTATAGCAGGAGGAATTGCTGATAATAATACTTTAGATTATAATGGTGATCGCGAATTACAGGTTGCAGATCAAGGGGTAGGGTCAGATCAACTAGCAGACGATGCAGTTATTGCGAGTAAGTTCCATCTAGCCTCAGCGGTATATGTATCAGGAGGCATCGTTGTTAATTCAACTTACGGTCTAAGTGCTAATGTTGATGATGTCACTTTAACTACTCATGACAATATTTTTAAAGTTAAAGATGATGGCATTTATACAGATCAACTCTCAGCTGATGCAGTAACAGAAGATGTAATAGCTTCTTCAGCTTTAGGGGCTGGTCTTAGTGGGGGAAGTGGAGAGATATTAACAGCTAAAATAGATAATACATCTATAGTATTTAACGATAGCGATCAGCTAACTGTTGGTGAGGTGGACGCATCAAACATTGCAGTAGGCCCGGGAATATCTACAGATGATGGAAGATTAACGCACTTTATAGAGGATGTCAATACAACCGAATTTACGGTCGACGGTCAAGCAACACTCAATTTTGCTCAAAGATTAAATGAGAGTGTTACTCACTTTCTACCAAGACTCGAAGTAGATAATAAGGGATTAGTAACATCAAGCGAAAACGGTAATGTATTAGCTCTCTCTGCCAATCACAGTACTTATGGTGGTTTCTATGGCCAGCTATCTGGGCAGGAATCTTCTACTCGAGTAACAACAGTAACCGCTACCACAGCAACGAACGTTCAAGAGCTTTCAAGTGCTGGATTTATGGTCCTTAGATTAGGAGCTCCATCAACTGAGGATGATGCACAAATTCTTGCGCAGGGCGGTGGGGCTGAAGGATATTACGCAGTGCCTATATTCGCAATACCAGATGAGTTGGTAACTCTTATAGAGAATCAAGCAACAATTGAAGTATACGGCTTTGAATGGGGTGCATATAGAGCTTATGATCCGACAAGCAATGATTACGAGCTCAATGGTCAAATACTAAGCGCTGCAGCATGCTCTGGCGTATGGGACTATACAGGATATGCAGAAGAAGTTCTTGTATATACAGCAGTCCAAGAACCAGATATCGGAGATGTTTTTGCTATAGATTCGAATACACTATCTGCTGGCGCACTGTCGGGCTGGATAGGTATTGATATAAAGAGTAAGGTTTATAATGTAGACCAGTCGAGTGTAATACAAGCAATTTCAACATGCGGTGATCTCTACCCAATATCGTTAAGCGCATATAGAGCGTATGACCCTGCTAGTAACGATTATGAGGCTGGCATAGCTACACTTTCTGCAGCTGCTTGCTCCGGAGCTGATTCTTACTATAATCCGACTGATCTAATAGTTGTATATACTCAAGATACGATATTATCAGTAGGAGATTATATTGCTGCATCAACTACTGAGTTACAAACAGTTGATACACCTTCACTATCAGGATGGATTAATTTGGTATCTACTGATCCAGAAGTTTATCTCGTTGATGGTAACAATCAAATAGCAGCAGTATCTGCATGCAGCGAATCATAAAATATTTAAAAAATGGCTATTGAAATTGACAGTAATACAATTATTAAACTAATCGTTCGTAATGGTAGCGATGAAGAACGACAAGGTATAGTTCTCGCAGAAGGTGAACTTGGATATACTGTAGATACAAAAAGATTGTTTGTCGGGGATGGCGTAACCCCTGGAGGTGTAAGCGTATCAAATAGGTTCCTCGGATCTACTACAAATATACTCGACCCTTCATTATCTCCTAATATTAATGATATTGTTTTTAAGTCTGATACTAACGAACTATTTAGATTACAGTCTGCAGGTGGTACATCCCTTTCAGACTGGCAGCTACTATCTGGACCAACCTTAAATGTTGTAGATAACGCAACACTTTCAGCGAATTCTACAACAGGCGAATTATTTGTAAACCTCATAAGTGGGACTAATTTAGATGATAGCATATTCTCAAGCAATATAGTAAGAAGCGGTAATAGTATTGCATTAGCAGAAGACCTTGCAGTGAATTTAGTAAGAACAGATGCTATAACAGCAAATGCTGCAGCATTTTTAAATATTACAAATAATATAGAATTTTCTGACGGAACCAATACAGAACAATATGTATTTCCAGTAAATCAACCATATGGCGATAATTACCATCTTGTTACAGATACAAGCGGTAACTTATCATGGGCTGCAGCAGACCGTGTAGTTGAAGGCACAACATATATCAACACAGCAGCTATACCAGTTGGAACAATTACACCTTACATCTCTTTAAACCCTCAGGCATCTGCAACAACAATCGCAGGATGGTTATTCTGCGACGGATCAATTCTTGCTGGCTCTGAATATCCGGAACTTTCAGCGGCATTGGGAAATACATTTGGAGGCGATGGTATTACTACCTTCCACTTACCTGATCTAAATAGATCAACAACATATGGCATAGATCCTACAACCGAATCAATAGGTAATACTTTTTTGCCAACAACTAGTTCAACCCATCTTTCACCGTCGCTATCAGCCTTCAATGTATATTACATAATAAAATATAGACCAGATACTGCATTCGAAGATAACGTTCTTGAATTAAATGTGCAGACCCTTACATCTCAAGGAGTATCTGGATATGATATAACTAGCGGGCAATCAGTTAGTAGTGTGGGACCGAGTGGGCAGTTTTCTATTAGTATACCTACCGGGGATATAGGAACTGGTAACGAGCGAGTTGTAGAGTCTGTGCAACGTGCAAGAGTGCCCTCAATGACAGCATGGGACTCGCCCGGTACTTATGAATATATAGTGCCTAGCAATGTATACAGAATCAAAGTAACCGCAACCGGGGCGGGTGGTGTAGGATATGTAAGATGGACAGTAGGCGGTCAAACTATTTGGAAAAGCGATGGTACAAATGGCGGTGCTGGCGGTAGTGTAGTTGCATATATAAACGTTGAGCCTGGGCAAACATATCAAGCTGTAATAGGTAATAAAGGGGTGTCGAGCAATAATACCAGAACCGGAGCCACATTAGGTGTAGGTGAGAATACTACTTTCGGGCTAAGCACCGGTGGTACAGTTTATGACGATATTATAGCGCAAGGAGCATACGATGGAGGTAATCAACGCTCGCTTGCCATCAACAGAGTTTATCCTAGCTATGCTAGAGGTGGATATAAAGGTGGTGGGTATACTGTCAATAACAGCTCCGGAACGATTTCTTCATATACAGGAATCAATGGTGGAGAAGGTGGAAACTATTTCGGATTTGAAGGCGGGTTCTCGGTAGGTGCATCAAGTATGTGGGGATCGGGACCTGCTCCAGGTGGTGGAGGATCCGGTAATAGTAATTATGGCCATAAAGGTGGTGCTCCTAGAACAAGTGCTGCAGCTGGTGATGGATTTATAATGGTTGAAGAATTATAATTTAATTATAAATACAATTATGGGCGATGAAACCATCTACGAGTTAAATTTGACAGATCTACTTATTTTAATTGAATTAATTAATAAGACATTAGAGAGAGGGGCCATAGACCCGGGAATGATGGAAGCTGTTGGTTCTATATATAATAAAGTATCACGAATTATTGAGGATATGACACTACCTAAAGATAAATGTAGTTAATAAATAACAATATGCCGGATACTATTATAACATCACTTTCTAGCAGCGCAAATAGTATATCTAATGTTAGTTATTTAAACGCAAATTATGATATAGTATGGTCGTTCGAATTTGCATTATCCGGGAATGCGGGAGATCAAGGAAGCTTTACTACATTTCTATATGATAATAATACTCTCACCGGCGGAGGTGTGAGTCTAGGGGGAGGATATGCTCCTCTTAGTTCTGTTGTTCTTGGAGATCTCTACTGGAGCACTATTAATGATGAACAAGACGAATTTTCGGAGTACCAAAATAACACTTGGCAATCATTTGCGACGGCTGTTAAAGATGCTTTTAATGGGAGCACTTATACTGATTATGAAGGCTACGGCGGATACAGTCCAGGTGATAACATAGGTTTTATAAAATTTGTAGATGGGGATAATGTAGATATACTTTCTATAGATATATTTGAGTTAACTACTACAATGGAGGATATATCATCTACTATTCAAGCTAATAGCGCACTCTCTGCAAATTTTGCAGGAATTGAATTTACCCCAGTTGATGATCAATCCCCGGTATATTTCAAATTTGACTCTGATATGGATGGTCTATCTGCGGAGGCAAGTTTACCAAGTGGTACCGGCACTTCACCACTAGTAAGAAGAAATTTAAACACATATGAGGGGGTAAGTGGCGCTGCTATAGGGATAAACTTTGATACAACAGGTTTATTCGCTTTAAGCAGCTCGAGCGATATAGGAGGTATAACAGATACTGTAGAAAATTCGCTCTCAATAAGGTCTGGCGAATCTACAAACTATAGCTTACTTACTAGTACTCCTCTATCCTCTCTCGATTCATCATTTTATCTAACATCTAACGAGAACGCATTCCAGACACTAAGATTCCGGCTAACTGATATTGGCCAAACTATAAAAATAGATGTTTTAAGAGATGGTATATATAATGAGATTTTTTCATACCCGACTAATTTACAAATAGACGATAATACTCAATATAAAGTAGGTATAAGCTATACCAGCCCAGTATCGGGTAGAGATTCTACACCATATAAATTTTCAATAAAAAACTTACATATCGATGGTGTATCTGCAACTCCTGACTCGATCACTGTTACAGGCAATAATAACGATTTCGAACAATACTCTTTAAGTGGATTTAATAACGTTACGGCTCCCACTGCTGCAGTTACTATAGTTAATCTCGAATCTATACCCCTGTATGATTGTCCAATATCTACATCTCTAAGCTCTATATCAAGCGCTGGATGTGTTAGCGATTTCAATACTACATCTGCTACTGATACTCTAATTTTGCCTTCAATACAGGCTGTAGGGTCATTTACAAATGTAACAAGTGCAGAGAAAGTAGCGGTAGTTGTGGATGATCCGGTAGTTAGGCCTAATAGAAATTATAATTGTTCACAAGCTGTAACAGAAAGAACCTATCAAACGCCTCTAGAGCTCTCGCTCGCATCATTCCCTTATATAGATACAATAAATCTAACAGATACAACAGATACTGTAAGATTTGATTATAACTTTAAAACATTTGGAGGTAAGATAGAGATATACTATGATGGTGCAGAAGTAATTGATACTGGGTATGTATTAAACGATATCGACAGTAATGAGACGGAATTCAGAGAAGGTCTAATAAC